ATGGCAGCCGAATCAGGAGGCTTTTTAGCCAACACCTATGCTTTATGCACGGTTGTCATCTGTAATTACAAAGGCGGCACTGAGTTTCTCCGTGGCCTCCTAGGGATTTCATATGCTGAAGCGCGTAACACGTATCGCAACGGAGCCGGTCTCGGCCTGTTCGCTTTGATGGTTCAACTTTACCTCATCGCTGCTTTTTCGTTCGGTTCTGTGTACTGCCTCGTGGCAACTTTGTTGGCGTCTGCTTTTATGTTCGCTAGCTATGTGGTCACAACAGCAGCTCATAAGGTGATTCCAAAAGCCTTGATGAAGGACTACGAACAGCATTGGGAAGAACTCACGCAGTGGGAAAATTCTAATTTGCGTCGTTGGTTCTCCAATCCATTCAAAAGTAGGTCACGCAAGATCTCTGCTGAGGATTGCCTATTAATTGCATCCGGTGTGCTTAGCCTTACGGTTTTAGCCACCGAGTGGTGCAAGTGGAGGTCCAAGCACAGAGCCGTCTGTATGGACCTGCGGCAAGAAGAAACAACACCTACCCCACCCGTCGAAGTCACTAAGGCCGTTCAAGATGATAAGGTCATTGAGACCGACATTGCGCCCAGAGCTGCGCCTGAGGTTCCAGAAGTGGAGGATGTAACAACTTTGCACTCCTACAATACTACTGGTACCGAACGCATGGCGATGGTCGGCAAAGCGGTGCATGTGGTCAATACAGGGAAAACTTGGGAGGCACTAGCGGTCTCTCCTGTACCCAATCTGGATGAGTCAGCACGCACTGGCACCAGAGAACATGTAGTTGGAAAATTGCACAAGAACACTTTCGCTATTACGCTCACGTTTACCCTGAATGGTGGCGTGGAGAAAGTTGTGAGAGGACATGGGTTTAAAATTACACCCAGTCTGTTGGTGACGAATAAGCACTTCTTTGAGAGCTCGAAAACTAATGCACCGATGGACATTGACCATTTCCAAATCGAGATGCGTGGATCGCAACCCGGTAAGACATATAGCAACTTGAAGGCCAACAGATTCTTTCTATCGCCAGATCGAGATTTAGCTTTTGTGCTTATTGTAGGTGGCACTACGTGTCCAGATCTTCGCAGGTTGTTGTCTAAGACGCACGATCCCTCCAACAGGAGTGGTGAATATCTATTTTATGATAAGGATGGGAAATATGTGCGTTCCGCTTTGACATCATGCCAAGCTGAGGTTTCTACCTCATTGGATCATGGATCGGTTACAAAGGTGCGACCAGCGTCACAATCGCTGATCGATTCCATGCCTAAAAATGGAGACTGCGGGTGTCCAGTAATAAGTGACAAAGACGGTAAAGAGTGTTTCATTCTTGGATTGTTCACGGCTGGCGATGATAAAAAACCTGTGTCTTCAATGACAGGTGTGGAGTACTATGCAGTTTGGCACACACGAATCAGCTTAGCCGATTTAGAGGAGGCTGAAAGAAATTTTATAGCCACCACTGAGTATGTTGGTGAGCTGATACAAGCCCCCCTGACTGGCGAGAATGCCAAAGGTGATCGCATTGAGTACGGCAAAGATCCACATGTACGCAGTTGGGCCAATTGGACCACTGAAAACGGTGAATTGCTGACTAGCATACACGGCATAGCTGATAGAAATTCCAGCAGTCGTAGTTCTATGGTGTGCAATTCGATGGGTCCCTATTACAAGGAGTCGGGTTTGGCTGTGCCAACACATGCACCAGCAGTGATGAATTACAACAAGTCCATGCACGCGATCGCGCCTTTTTTGGCAGGTCATGCGCAGGATTTTGATTGGGACGTCATGGATAGAGCCATTGACTTGTTCTTGGAGCCTATGAAGGAAAACTTGGCTGCCATTAAAGAGTCACTCAAGGAGAAAGGATTGGATTGTTCTAAACCATTTTCCATGGATCAAGCCTTAAACGGTATCGACGACACATCTTTTGATAGTATGAAGTTGGCTACTAGTGGAGGCGATGGCACAAAGAAAAGAGACTATGTCCATTACAATCCAAACGACGGTAACTATGTGTTGAAGGAAGATTTCGCACACAAGTACCAAGAGGCCGAGGCCAACGTTATTATGGGACTCGGCACGGAGTCAATTGGGCAAATCCTCCTTAAGGATGAAGCCCGGAAAGTGGAGGAAACTGGTGACAAGCAGCGCGTAGCGCGGGCTTTTTGTGTCCCATCTTTCATCCATTATCTTATGGCTAGGAGGATTTTGGGTCCTTTGGCGACTGTGGTCACCATGAACCCAGATATCTTTCACACAGCAATCGGCACCGATAATATGGGAGGTGATTGTTCCCAGCGTTACTCCAGAATGTTCGAAGAAGGTTTTGAAAATTATGCCTTTGACGCGGACTATAAGAAACAGGATGTGACGCAAGGCAGGTCCGTACGCCAGGCGGCTATCCGCTTGTGGATGCGTATTGCAGATCTGCTGGACTGGGATCAACCCGACAAGGATTTGTTGCTTGGTTTGCTCAAAGATTTGTTGGACTCAAAAGTCAATGCTGGTGGTATCATCATGCAGCTGACAAATTTTTTCTTGTCTGGCATTTTCATTACAGCTGTGGATAATGGGTTTCGCACTGTGCTGCTAGTGTTATACACACTGATCAAGTGTGCAGACGAAAAAGGCGTACCAGTCAACAAAGATTGGGTGCTAGTAAAGTCGTTTCTCACCTCCTTGGGAGATGACCTAATGGGAGCTATGCATGAAGATCTGGTTAAAATCACAGGGTGGTCACCAGCTCGTATGAAGGAGATTTTGGATTTACACGGGGTTATTATGACCGGCAGTGACAAGTCCCTAATTCCTACCTTCAAACATGCATCCCAAGCTGAATTCTTATCCTCACATTTTGCTCACAATCCGGAATTGGAGAAAACCTATTTGACACATGGTTTCGAATCTGTGTTAAAGAGTTGTTTCTACATGTCCGATAGTATTGAGGGGTCCAAAGTCAGAAATGAAAAACTTTGCGACACCATGCTTATGGAGGCAACATACAGTGGCAGGGCCATGTATGATTGGATTCAAAAAGGAGGAACATATGTCCTCCCTAATGGCGTTGAGCATACCAGCAAGGGGGTGCTATGGGCGTTTGAAAAG